TATGAGAGGAACTTATGATGATACAGGCTATTAATTAGCATTTTTTAATACTATCGAATATTTATTTAAAAATAAAGTCGAAAAATTAATATATTAATTATGAATAAAGTGAATACAAACGACCAGCTTAATAGGATGAAGTCCCTTATGAACTACGGTCTTCAGACTGAGAGCAAACAAGCACCATACAGTACCGTTGAGTACCAGAAGGTTGGTGCTGACGGTAAGGTTTATGGTATTGTACGTGAGGGAACTAACTACTATATTAAGTCAGCCCCAAACAAACAGAACCTTGTCAAAGAAGACTTCGATTACATCGGTGGATTCGTGAATAGAAAGTCACATCAGTATGATAACTTCGCACTTGCACAGAAGCAGTTCGATCTCAAGATGATGTCACTTAAAGAGGCTGCTAACAACCCTAAGTTCAATGTTGAGTCTTGGGACCTGAACAAGAAGGAACTTATCGTTACTGAGGCTTCCGACAAGATGAAGGGTGAGATCCTCCGTGAGCGTCAGATCATGAAGAACGCTATGAGTATTATGGAGGGCAAGAACGAATGTAAAGATATGCCAGGTCTAAAGTGCCCTACAGATGGCGAGAAGTCAGACAAGGATAAACCATTTACATTAGATGGCGGTGCTGAAAATCCAGACAACATTGAGGGTAGTGAGAAACCAGTAGTTAAAGAGGAAGAGGTTCTTGGTTGGAACAGAAACAAGGACTATATGGACAAGTCTCACGGAACAGAGATTGGTGATAGCGCACCATTCGACGGACCAGAGGCTCGTAACATCGACGACCAGGACAAGAAGGTTACCAATAGCGGCGAGATGAAGAACGGTGTGGTTGAGAATCACGGTACTTCTATGCACGATACTGACAACCAGAACAGCCCTGCTGTAGGTGTTGGTGAAGGTCCTTCAGATGACAACAATAAGCCATTCGATGATGAGAAGGGCAAGCAGATTGACGAGGCTATAGATGGTCTTGATGGTGAGGTTGACGACGTTGAAGGTGGCGAAGACCCAGAGATGGATGGAGATCCAGAACTCGACGGTGTTGATGGTGGCGAAGATCCAGAAATGGGTGAGCCAGTTGACACAGACGACCTAGGCGATGACGAGGGACTTGGTGATGAGGAACTCGGTGACGAGGATTTTGGCGACGAAGACTTAGAAGGTGATGATGTCGTTGAGGATGACCTTGAGAATCGTATCTCTGCAATGGAAGATCTTCTTTCACAGATTGCAGACAAGCTTGGAATCCAGCAGGACGTTGATGCTGACGCATATGGCGACGATGATCTTTTCGGTGACGAAGGTGAAGAGGATTTCGGTGATGAGGAAGACTTCGGTGATGAAGGTGGTGAAGAGCCAGATTTCGGAGGCGAAGACCTTGGTGGCGAAGGCGAAGTTGAACCAGATAAAGACATTGAGGATGGACTTAACAGAGAGTGTGGATTCGATCCTGCAATGAGGGAGTCAAGACGTAGGAACGGAGTTCAGATTTTCGAGACAAGGGCATTCAAGAGAGCTATGCGTAAGCAGAGAATGAATGAAGAGGGTATGAAGCCATTCACAGATAACGGACGTGTTCCATCTGGAAATATGAACAAACTCGACGACTTCGGAAAGCACCCAGCATATCAGAAGGTTGTTATGAGCCTTCCTCCAAAGGATATGAAGGAGTTCCCAGGCAACTACGACATGAACGACGATTCTGTTAGAAATGACAATCCTTACGGTGAGAAGATCGGTGACGGTGCTCCATTCGACATTGATCCAGAGACAATCGACAATGCAATTGCTGAGGCATTTGACCGTCTAAAAAAAAAATCTAACAGAAGGTAATCGACCAACGAAGCTTGATATAAGCGACGTTGTAGATGATATAAGCAGTGAAACCCCTGGTGATGTGACAGGCGACATGGCGTTAGATGTGCCACCACCACCAGCGGACGCTGCACCAGACACATCACAGGTTGATCAAGAGGCTGGAGGTGAAGAACAAACCGATCCAATGGCAGATGATCCAAATGCATTGGATGGTGGACAAGATGATGATGCTCCAAACACCGGAAACCAGAAACTAGACAATGTGATTTCGCAAGTAAAACAGTCTGATGATCCAGACGGAAAACTTGGGCAATTGGCAGATTATGGTGAAAAGGGTCTTGGGTTAAACACACAACCAGCACCAGCACAAGGGGCAAATGCTCAGATGCCAATGGAATCAAGGTTCAACTTCAAACGCATAATCGACGAGGTGTTCGGCGAAATAGAGCCAACAAGACCTCTAGATCAAGGCACTCAGAGAGACGAACAGAATGTTGGTGAGGATGCTGAAACTGAATTTCAGAGTCCATTCACACCTGGGATGTAAATAAACAAAGGGGATACCAATCGGTATCCCTTTTTTCGTGTCTGAATGATATTTATAATAAAATTCTTATTATGAAAGTATACGTTAAGAAAGATAAGGTATTGAAACTCCTCGGAGAGGGTAAGGTTTACTCAAAGAAGGACTTGATATTGAAAGAGTTTAAGGCAGGAGGAAATAATGTGGTTGCTACAGTACCTGGTGCAACAAATGTTAGACAATTTGTTAACAAAGGTGCTCAGACATACAATCAGAATGGTAATGTTGGGCTTATCCAGGGTGAAATGGGACAATTTGACAACCAAAATGATGCCAACACCGGAGAAGGACTTGGTGTAGATTTACCAGTCAATGCAACTGGACAACAGATAGCGAAAGTTCAGAATATGGCAAATCAGCCTGGTAACGATGATATGAAAATTAATCTCACACCACCAACAACAGAAACAGATCAGACTGATTCTTTGGGTGAAAACAAAATTATTAAAATGAGGGAGAATTCAGTTCCATTTACAAAGTCAGAGTTAACAGAGTTTCTAAAGAGTCTTTAATGAAAAAGATATACATTAACGAGAGTCAGATTAGTAAAGACCTGCTGCTTCCTAAGTTCATCTTCGACGCAGTAAGGACACACGACACTTCACTTGGGGACAATCCAGCATTCCCAGGTGAGGACGACTACCCATTTGACTATATTGTTCTGAAAGAGAGATTAAGGGAACTTCACGATCAGATGAAGGATGTTGGTATTCCACTTGGTAATACTGAGGAACTTATATCACATCTAAGTATGTTGGTAAGGAAGTGCAAGGAAATGGAGAAACCTATGAAAGATTCTCTTGAGAAACTGTGTGAAAATGCAGTTAATAGACTCTTTGCGTTTCCAGAAGGTGCAATTAACTTCAAGTGCAGACTTGTTGACAAGGTTCAATATAAGGTAAGTATTGGTACTACTCCGGAGGACTCACATAATAGAAAATTCAAATTCAAGGATATATCAGATTTTGAGTTATCAAAGGGTGCTATTGCAAAGAGAAGACTCATCAACTCACTTATTATGGGTGCTGCTGAGTACTATACCAATATGAAGACTCTGTACCTTGAAGATTTAAACAAGTTGAATCCACAATTGTCAGAATTATATGATCAGATTATGATTCTTAATTCATATCTGACATTTGTGACGAAAGAGAAAATCAATGATTTCCATCCAATGCAGGGTTCATTCGTTGAGGTACACGTCGGCTTCAATGGTAAGAAGAGTACAATAGAGGCACAGGGCATTATATTCCCGCTTATGCTTCATGATGCTATAAAAGGCTTCTTTGAGTTGTTCTCAGTATATGGTTTGCCACGTGACACTGAGAAGGCTAAGTACATTATCAGCAAGGCTGACTTCCTTCTTGCAGAACCTTGGGATATGAGGTTTGGTGTAAAGTTGTGGCAGTTAATATTCGACAGGATGGAACTTGCTGACGACACCAATATAATACCATACATCTTTATGGAACTCGTACAACTCCCTACAGAGGAGTTCAATATTGCCATGAAGGAACTGTTTATGGGGACTGAGAAAGGTGATGAGTTGATGAATACGATCATTAAGAAATCGAAATATAACGACGGCTACCAGAAATTCAAAAACAGGATCAATGCAAGGAATATGGACAGGGCTGTGATTGCGGACAGTTATTTCACGGCATCTGAACTTGACGGATATGACATTGACGGTGAGGAAGATAGTAATGTTATAACTGAAACGGAATAATGGGGTAATTTTACTTGATTACCTCATTTTTTATTTTAATGTTATATTTATTAAAATTTAGAACGTTACAACTATGATATATAACAGACAAGAAATGGCAATTGATTATGCGACTTGTTATGCCGACAAGTCCAGAATCACATTTATAGAGAAATATTTTAGTACATTCAATGCTATCAAGGGAAAGAAGACACAGTTTCATTGTTTCCCAAGGCAGAGGGCATTCCTCAAGGCATTGTCTGAAAACAGAAACGTCGTAGCAGTTAAGCCAAGACAGTGTGGCATCACCACTCTATCAAGTGCTTGGGCTGCTGCTCAGTGTGCTTTTGCCCCAAAGGACGCACCGGAGACGATCCTTTGTATTGCTAACAAACTTGAACAGGCACAGGAAATTATCATTAAGGTACGTGACTTCCTGGAACAAGTTCCAAGGTGGTACTGGGGTGATGAGTATTTCTCTCCAGACCCAAATTCTGAGAAGAATATAAAGAGTATCTTCGAGAAGGATGCAAAGGGTGAATTGAAGCTGTTTAATGGCTGTAGGGTTATAGCCCGTGCATCAGGTCCTAACGCATCTCGTGGTATATCGGCTGTATCAGTACTTATTCTTGACGAGGCTGCGTTTATCGAGGAGGGTGTGGCTGCATTTACCACTGCTGCTGCAACTATGGCCTCTAACCCTAATTCTAAGACTGTTATGGTATCAACGCCTAATGGTAAGGATGAGTTGTATTACAACACTTACAGACAGGCTCTTAGCCACGAGAACAATTTCGTGGCAGTACAGTTCCGCTGGTATCAAGACCCACGATTCAACAAGTATCTCGTATGGAAAAAGAAGAACGAGGAAACTGGTGAATGGATGTTCGATCAAGACCCTATAGTAGACGGCGAGGGAAGTGTGAAGTATGATGAGGAGCGTTGGGCAAGGCTCGAACACAGTGGATGGAAACCAGACGCACCTTGGTACGACGAGATGTGCAAACAGTTCAACAATGACTCGATGAAGATTGCGCAGGAGCTTGACGTATCATTCATGGGTTCTAACGACAACGTTATCGCACCGGAGTTCATTGAAATGCAGGATAAGCTCAATGTTAGAGAACCTCTTGAAGACTTCAAAGATCCTCTGGTAGAAGAGACATGGTTCTGGAAGCTCCCTATGGAAGGTCACAGATACATTTGTTCTGTTGACCCTTCAAGGGGTACAGCAGCCGATAGGACAGCCATTGAGATCATTGATATGGACGGTAGGGATGAGAATGGTCTTCCTATCATAGAGCAGGTTGCAGAATACGTAGGTAGGAAACTTGGTGATGACATTGGTGCTATCGCATATCAGTATGCCACAATGTATAATGACGCTTTCGTTGTAGTCGATGCAACCGGAGGACAGGGTGATGCTGCAATTATCACAATGCTTCAGATGGGCTACAAGAATATGTACTACGAGGATATGAACCAGAAGACATATATGTTGCAGAGAGCGACGAAAGTATATGACAGTTATACTGACAAGCTTCCTGGTTTCCACTTCCAGGGTAACAGATATCCTGTATTGGCTAACTTCGCCGGACTTGTAAGAAACAACGAGTTCAAGATCAGATCTGCAAGGGTTATCAATGAACTTGACACCTGGATATTCAAGGGTGACAATGCGAGAATGGATCATATGGACGGTGCTCACGACGACACCATTACATCACTTGCAATGGGTCTTTTCGTTATGCAATACTCTTTTAACAGGTTACAGAGTACGATCAACAAGGACAAAGCCATATTGAACGCTTACATGATGACAAACTCATTCAAGGTGAATAGGCCTAAGATAGGTAATGGAAGAAATATGACACCTGGTACTGGTTTACCATTCTATAAAGCAGACAAGATGAAATCATATAACAGCACAGCATTCGGAAACTATATGTGGATGTTTGGAGGATACAAGTGATATTTATATAGAAAATAGAATCTATGAGTAAAGTTTTAAATGAGAATTATCACGGCGAAGTATATCATTTCACTAGTCTAATACAAGCATCTTGGATATGTGAGGAAGACTGTCTTGAATCAAGGTATACATCTTCTGAATTTTCTGAATATGAAGAGCAAGCCCCTACAATCTCATTGACAAGAGATAGATTATATAACATTCAAGGTGGTGGTAACAATACTATAGTGCGTTTTGTGTTTGATGGGGATACATTACAAAACATACGTAGCGCAAGATTAAGACCATTCTCATATACTGGTAAAAAGGGCGAAGCGGAAGAAAGACTTGTGAACGTTGATATAGACCCGTTACACAAATACTTGAAGAGAATCGAAATTGATGTTGTCTATGACGAATATTCTTGGGCTAGTGACAGAGATTTCGACGAGGAGCTGGATTTATATAATGAATTTAGAGAGCGTTACCCGGAATTAGATGAAAATGAGTTGAACCGCAAGATAACAGACTACCTTATTGGTGTGATAGTCAATAATGAACTCTTCAAGGACAAAGTGGTTGTCAGAAACAAAACCACAGAATGCCGTATTACGAATGTTGTTAAACGAGTATTAAAAGAATATCTCGATAAAAACATAGTGTATCCGTTAAAAAAAACTCTTGATGACACACCACAACGTTACAAGAATACAAATATACAAAAATTACATTACCTAGAGCAAATGCTGGGTCTTGACATAATAGATATCAGACATGCGTTTGATAAGCATGAGGTGTTTAAAAATGGGTGGGTTATACATTTTACTAATAATCCATTTTCAATCATAAAAGATGGCTTCCTGGGCATAGAAAAAGAGTCACAAATGAGGATATGGAGAACATATAGAAGAATGATGCCAAGAAGTCAAAAAGATGGCTATGCGTTTGCTTATGATGTCAATGACATACCATCAGAAGCGTGTGCATATGGTAATTATGCACTAATGTTTAGAACTAGCGGATTAAAGGTACATAACAGGGGAGACGAAGGAGAGTGGCAGGTAATCTTCAACAGTAAACTAGCAAATCTTAAAAATTGTTTTCTATTGAAGATAGACAAAACGCAACATTCTTATTCACATGATAACGACGAAGTTGATGCCTATTCTAAACTTAATGGTGCTAGTGTTATAAATCCATCTACCGGGAAAGTTATATATAAATCTAACTCAATTGACAAAGTAATTAGTTGGGTTATAACTAATGGGGTACAATATAAAAATGCCAATACGTTCAATAACGTGTCTAATATTAAAAGTCATGATAAATGGGCTGAGAAAATGATTTCAGACATGCTTAATTACGCAAAAGATGAACTTGGTGATAGATGTATTGTGTACGGTGATGATGTGAATGGAAGAAGTTTTTATAGTATAGCATATACTGGAAATTTTAAATATCGTACTTTTATTGAAAAGTTTGGGTTTAAACCCATGAATGGCAGTTATCGTACCTTCGTAAATGATTGTCTGGAGATATACAAAACCTATGGTTTTGATTATGATGCGGCTAACAGGTGGAAAGAAAAATATGGCGAATTAGATAGAAATGAGGAATGTTCATGCATAACAATAGTTTATAATAGAGAGGCATATAACAAAATATAATAACTATTTATAAAAAACTAAAAGAATTATATTTTAATATAAAACAATATAATAATGGCTAGAAAGAAACCAACAGTATTCCAGGCACTTGATAATGCAATATCTGGCAATTGGAAGTCACCAACAGAACCAGCGATACCACATGTCAACAAATATGACATGAGTAATCCGGACAACACTGTTATATATAGGACATCCAACAAGGAGGATTATTTGCAGAAGAAGCTGGAATTGCAACAGGATAAGTTCATTAGGGATAGATGGGTAAAGGCAAACGTCAACCTGTCTGTATCTGCTTACTCCGGCTTGAACAACATCAAGCTGATGTACCGTGACGCAGACTTAATGGATGCATTCCCAGAGATAGGTGCTGCCCTCGACATTGTATCTGAGGAGAGTACCATCGTTAATGACAAGGGAATGGTGGTGAATGTTTACTCAAAGTCTGACAGAATCAAGAACATTCTTGAAGATTTGTTTGTTAATAGGCTTAACATTCAGCTTACAGGGCAGATGATCATCCGTGCAATGTGTAAGTACGGAAACCAGTTTATGCTTCTTGATATTGATCACAAGAACGGTGTTAAGGGCTGGAAGCAGCTACCAGTATTCAATGTGGAGAGAATTGAGAACGGTATACAGAATCCTTATGGATATGGAATGTCAATATCGGTCAATAGTGCTAATATTGATGAAAAGGATTTGTCAACACAATTCATATGGATTGATGAAAACCAGGGACAGATCCCATTCCGTGATTGGCAGATCGCCCACTTCAGATTGCTTACAAACTCACTCTACCTGCCTTATGGCGTATCTTACTTGAATGCGGCACGTAGGCACTGGAGGATGCTATCACTTATGGAGGATATGATGCTTATCTATCGTCTTGAGCGTTCAATTGAAAGACGTGTGTATAAGATTTTCGTGGGTGCTATCGACGACGCTGACGTACCTGCATATGTTGAGCAGATTGCAAACGAGTTCAAGAGAACACCTATCATAGACCCTATCACCGGACAGGTTGACTTGAGAAAGAATATACTGTCAGTTGACCAGGACATCTTTATCCCTGTTCGTGACGAGAACGCACCTACCCCTATTGATACGTTGTCTGCTGCACAGAACATGACAGCACTCGATGATATCAAGTTCGTACAGGGTAAGGTATTGACAGCACTTAGAATACCTAGGACATTCCTTAACTTCGATGAGGCTGCTGGTGACGGTAAGAACCTCGCACTTATGGATATTAGGTTTACGAGGACTGTAAACAGAATTCAACAGGCATTCTTGATGGAGTTGACGAAGGTTGCAACCATACATCTATTCCTTCTCGGATTTGAGGATGAATTGACAAACTTCACCTTGTCAATGAACAATCCATCAACACAAGCAGAACAGCTTGAGATTGAGAATATGCAGAAGAAGATCGACGCAGTTAGAGACGCTGTATCTGATCCAGGTAACGGTCTGCCAGTTATGTCACAGACTCGTGCCCTCAAGCAGATTATGAAATGGTCTGACAAAGAGATTAAGGAGAACCTTGAGGAGATACGTCTTGAGAAGGGTATTGCTGCTGAGCTTGAGAAGACAGCACAGATCATCAAGAAGACTGGTATCTTTGACACTGTTGACAGAATCTACGGAGAACCTGGAGCTGAGTATATGGACGACCAGCAGGGCGGTCTACCTGGACAAGGAGGCCCTGGTGGCGGCGGTGGAGGAGGAATGGGAGCACCACCTCCAGCACCAACAGACTTCGGAAGCGAAATGGATAACCTCGGAGCACCTGGAGCTGAAGACACAGGAGACATGGCAGGACAGGAAGGTTCTATACCTACAACCGATATGGGAACTGAGGGTGCTGAACAACCAAACGAGTCTATCAGCAGAAAAGGCAAAAAGGTTATCACAGAGCAATCCAATCTGTTCGAACAGTATCTGTCATCACTCACTGGTCATACGACTTCACCTAAAGAGACGAAATACGAAAGGGCTGAAGTATATGACAGTGGCTCATTGCTGATCAATGAGGAATTTGACAAGATGATCAGTGCTCTTGGTAAATTCGTTGATGACGATGTTGAGTCAGATAATTAATATAATTGTGTGACTAGTTTTTAATAAAGGCGTGACGGTTGTCACGCTTTTTCTGTCTCTGAGATATTTATAAGAAAAAATGTACTAATATGAACACTAAGAAATATAAGGAAGAGTTTTCAAACTACATAAGCATTATGAAAGAGGCTCTTGAGAGGGAGAATTTCGACGCTTATGATACAGCCAGGGATATGCTTGAAGAGTCAATAGGTGAGTGTAGGCACGAGAAGGAATTGGAGTCACAACTTGACACCAATAACTTCGGTGTCCTTAACCATATCTTTGAGGACAGACTCCCGGAGTTGTTCAAGAACAACAAGAAGGCTGTACGTGAAGTGATTAAACTCATAAAGGAGGACAAGAACCTTTCAGCGCAGTTTGATTTCTATAACAACATCAGAAACTACAAGGGAAAAATTACAGAGATGATTGACCCAGTAGGATACTTATCACATTTCAATGCCGTTGTAGAGAAATACAACTTGATTGACAAGGATACAATCATAGAGTCAAACAAGAAACTTAGAAAGGTATTGAAGGAGAATAACGTCGTACCTACTGAGTTCATTGATGAGGAGTCTATGAGCCTTTATGGTGCTGGACATAATCTCTTGACAAAGAAGCAATCTCTTAAGAATATGGTAACACTTACTGAGAGCATTAACTCTGTTGAGAACTATATGAACAAGCACAAGAATGATAAGATTAATGAGAGTATTGATCCACAGAAGTTGATCAGTGACTTCGAGAACAAGTTGAAGGAGACACTCACAGAGTCTGAAATGTCATTCGTAAAGGAGATTACAGACTGGAGAAGCCCTATTGCTGAGCAGAGGAAAGAAAAGTTATTCAACAAGTTCAAGAATGAGTGTATCAGCAAGGTTGATGAAATGTTGAAGGAAGATACTGGAAACGTCGAACTTGAGTCACTTAAGAAACAACTTGAAGAGCAGAAGTTCAACAAGGACTCCATCGTGCAGGACATTGCAAAACTACTTGAAATAAGGGATATACTCCTAGACAAATAATATACGAATATGAAAAAGATAATTAGACTAACAGAGAGCGACCTTCATAGACTTGTGAAGGAATCGGTACACAAGATATTGAGAGAAATGGATGAAACAGACCCAAGATTAAAATATGGGATTGACCGTGTTAATCAGATTTTCGATATTTGCGAAAAGCACCAAAAGAATTGGACTCCTACAGTAAATCACTTAGATCCAGAGGGTATTATTATACAAAAATACTACAGTGACTGGATTAGCGCAGTGAGAAGAGATTATACAGCAAGACGCAGATTATTCTTAGACCTTAATTCAGACATATTCTTTGGTGTTGATGCTAATGGCTTTGATATTATTAAAAACATATTTGAAAAAAGATATGGTAAATAACATATATGGAGGTAGAATACAATCTATCTCCATTTTTATGCTCTAAAATTTGGAAATCTCATTTTTTTTATATATCTTTGCAAATATTTATCTTTATCTAGACTTTGAAAATTATGAAAAAAGGATTAATTTGTATGCTTTCCAGCCTCCTGTTAATGACAGGATGCTTAAAGCACGAAATGCCAGAGTACAATAACAATCAACAGCAGATTGAGAACAATATGCTGGCTGTGTTCGGTACTAAATTTGATACCAATCACGATTGGTGTGTAACTTCGTCCGGAAACATCAAGATAACCGGAATTCCATCTGAAATCGATAAGGTTCAGTTGATGGTGTTCATTGAGGAGACTGACACCACGACATCTATGTTGGTTCTTAATGAAGCTGACGTTAACGGTCAGTCAACAGTATCACTTGCGTATGATGCGCCAAGTGATAACCTAGGTATGTATGTATCATTCATATCCGGTGCTTCATTCAAGTTAGTTCCGGTGAAAGGTGAGACGGTTGACTTCAATGACAAGGCAATGACAAGGAACACTGCCGTTGACTACAACATTCCTACAACTACTCCTATAGTTGATCGTGACGTTACAGAGTCATATGCAAGTCAGAGAGGCTGGCTTCCTGGACAGGTGCTGTACGAGCCATACGATATGCGTACACACACTATGACAGCGCAGGATTACTCTGACGAATATAAGGCTATATTCAGAGCCATAATATTCTCCTATTTCAAGAACGGTAGACAATATAATAACCTTCCGTTGATCAAGGAGAGTGGCATATATAATGACAACGCATATCCGTTCACTACAGGAAAAGAGCCTATCGTAGTATCTCCTGTGTATAAGAGTGATAAGGCTAAGCAATATGGAAATGAGATCTGGAACTCAGACTTCTACTATTACTACTACAAGGAGTCTGATATGGTGGGAAAAGACCCTGTTACATTCCTCAATAGTCTTCCAAAGTACAAGCTTATTTCATTCAAGGATCATTTTGGTGAGACTGAGGATAACGTAATAAGCAAAAGGAATGCTTATCCAATTGTATACTGGGGTGATGGAACTCCAGAGCCAGGTGTAACCAAGGGTTCTTTCATATTCCCAGAGGGTTACAAGATCGGATTTATGGTTCGTGCTAAGACTGAGTTTGCTGAAGGCAACCCTCCAAAACCCAGGAAACAAGGAGAGCTTTATGCAGACGGTAGGCTCAACTACAAGATTAATTTTTGGGAGAATTTCAAGAGTTCTAAGCTTTCTAGCGACGCACCAAGAGCTGGTTGGATTACTGTTAATGACCGTATGTTGCTTTGCTTTGAGTCTGGTACTGATAGTGACTTCAACGACATCATCCTCGAAGTCGAGGGAGGTGTGAAGCCAATCATCAACATACCGGAGTTCGAGGTAAACAGTTACACATTCTGCTTCGAGGATACTGAACTTGGTGACTACGATATGAACGACGTGGTAATCAAAGCAAAGAGGGTTAACGAGACGACAGTTGAATACCAGGTTGTTGCTTGTGGGGCACACGACTGGCTTATCATTAAGAATATTAATGGAAATGTAATAAACAGTAACTCTGAGGTTCATTCATTGTTCGGTGTATCAACTGAGGAATTTGTCAATACTGAATCACATAATGCAAATCCTGTTGTTGATAGAATCGCAGTAAACAAGTCGTTCAGTTTCCTGGATGAAGCTACTCAGCCATACATATATGACATAACGACTGAAACAACAGTAAAGCTCTCAAAGAAGGGTGAAGATCCTCATGGTATTATGATACCATATGACTTCAAGTATCCTAAGGAGAAGGTATGCATAAGGTTCGCATACGACGAGTTCAACAACTGGGGTGAGAACAGGATAACAAGTACATATTGGTACAAGCATCCTAATGCTCTAGTATTCGACTAAACAATAAAGGCAACCAGAAATGGTTGCTTTTTTTTTATGCCCAGATCTTGATTTTTTCAAAATTTTCTGTATATTTTATTTGTAAAAAATCAAGAAATGAAAAGATTGAACAAAGAGTATAAATTAGATTCTTCCAGTTCTGTCATATTGAAATATGGAAGTGTGAATAAGGATAACCCACAGGTTGTTTACATATCCGGGAAGTGCTGGATATGTCCTACAGTAGAGACTGACTATGACAAGGTTATCGCCGATGTTGAGTCAGAAATGAGGAAGAACATAAGGAAGACACTTGTCGATGGTATCAATTTTGATGACAAGTTCATATTGGATTTTGATATAAGCACCGACGGCTTATATCCGAATAGGAAGAAGTTTCTGTCGTTTGACTTCTATCTTCGCCAGAACGAGAGGAACAAGAAAAGCCTGGCTGATCTCAAGGAATTTCTTGACAGCAAGGTTAGATATATATCAAATGAAATGGTGTTTGCATTCAAAGAAAACGCTTTTACGGTTGAAAAGCAGAAGTAACGTAATATTTATATAAAAAAAGATATTATGAGCAAGACTATTAATATAACAGAGGATAAGTTCAAGAGAGTACTCAGAGAGGTATTCAAAGAAGAAATATATGAGGACAACCAGCGTCCATTTAAAGATCAAGCAAAGGAAAAAGAGTTTGAGCGTAATGGCACTTCATATGAGGGCGTAGAAGACGGTCATGGTGAGTCAACCGTAGGTCGTGGTCCAGACAACTTTGACAAGAACAAAGGTTTAAATGACGTTATAAATCCAGAATTACCATAAAGATAAAAGCGAGGTAACTACCTCGCTTTTATTGTTATTATGAATTCAATATATTTTTAATTTTGTTTATTTTTTCACTAATCATATCTTTGTTATTTGTAGATATATTAGTCTCTACGTACTGCTGAAGTTCCTCAGCCTGTCCTACCCAAGCACCAGGTGTTGATGGATCTGATACAACGTCCCAACAAATAAGCTCGAAGTCATCACCTACGATGTACTGACCAAGTTTCTGTTCAACTGATCCTACACCTCTTGAAGATACACCGATCTTAATTCCGTTGAGAAGCAGGTTTGCCATCTGGTCTCCACGAGTAGATACAATACCATACTTTCTGAATCCGTGAGAGGTATTGATCATACACTTTCCGACAAGGGTTCTGCCTTCCCAATGAAGTTCTGTGATGTTTATTGCAATTCTATCCAAGTCAATTGTTGACTCTGCTGGGTGGTTGAGTTCACCTATTGCATTGCTGTCATGTATTTTCTTCTGATAAAGTTCAACTTGTTTTTTCAGAACTTCCTCCGGATATATTCTGCCGTTTGCGTTCTTTATTCCGAACTTCTGGAATACTGCGTCAACAATAAATGGGTGAGGTACGTGCCACTCGCCGTCGATCCCCTCCGTAATAGTCTGTGGGTTCTTGACGTACATGTATCCGTCTTTTTCGATAAGGATACCGTGTCCTGTTTTACCTTCCTTTATTATTTCTAATTCCTTTTTCATTACTAGTAATATTTTTTATTATAAATATTTAGGTTTGTTCAAATATTTATATTATGTACCGTAATTGACAAGTATAATACTTCTTGCCATCAAATTCACTATTTTTAGGTGTTTACGAAGTTTTTTTGTACTTGTGGTATATTTATAAATAAAATAATGCATTAAAAATTTATTTCTAGATGAAGAATATTAGGAGCAAAGTTGTAAGAGAATCTTTACTTGATTACAACGCACTCGCAAAATCTTTGCAGGAAAACACTGAAGGTGCAGTCAAGAATCTTCTTAGTGAGACTGTACGTGACACATATGCCAAGTTACTTTCTGAATCAGACGACGACAAGGAGTATGATGAAGAGGACGTGGACATTGATGGAGGAGAAGTGGAAGATACTGCTGATGCTAGTGGTGCAGACGATGCTAATGTAGACGCAGGTGCTGAGGATGGCTCAGACGGCGTAGACGCAGGAATGGAAGCAGATGCTGATGCTGAAGGTGGAAAAGATTTGCCAGCTGAGGGTGGTGATGAAGTTCCAGCAGAGGGTGATGCTGATGCCGAAGGAGACGATTGGGCAGAGTTTGACAAGTACAAGGTGTCAGATGACGAGTATGACTTCTCAAATGCGGAAGACGAGGAAATCGTAAAGGTTTACAAACTAATGAAGAATGACGACCAGATTCTCGTTCACAAGGACGACGATAAGGTTAAGATTCAAGACAACGAAACTGGAGCTGAGTACATAGTTGACCTTGGTGGTGACAATGAGGCTACTGGTGTCGCTGCTGTTGAACCAGGTGAGGATGAAACGAAGTTCGAGCCGAAGACTGGCAACGACGCAGATGCTAACTTTGAAGGTGCTGAGGGCGGCGACGTAGCTGATCATTTCAGTGGTGATGATGAATTTAATAACGAAGATGATATGAACGAATCAACAGAGAGAATGTTTGAGCTTGTACTAGAGTATGACTCAAATGTAGGATACACTGACAATTATCAGAAGAAGGACGTTATGACAACCCCAGGTATGTCAGAGCCAGGAAAGAATGTAAACGACTGGGACGCAGGTGTACCAAAGGGCAAGTCAAAGCCTTGGTCTGGTAAGAAAGGTGACAAGAGCGAGAACCAGCCATTTGACGCTGAAAAGGGTAAGACAGTCGAAGAGGGTGCTGTTAACGAGTTGAAGACAAATGCTGAGCATTCAGCAAACATTGGTAGCACTTCAAGGACTGACGGACCTAACAACCCAAGAGGACGTAAGGGACGTAGTTTCCACACTGCACAGAACGGACAGGAAACCGGAACTGGTGACAACGCTTACAAAGGCAATGGCAACGGCGGCGGTAACAACGTAGAGGTTGACGTTAAGGTTGAGAACACCTTAAAGAAGATAAACAAGACTCTTAAGGAGAACAAAGAACTTAAGGAAACCCTTAACACTGTGATGACATCACTCAAGGAGGCAGCTGTGACAAACCACAACCTTGCACAGATAATTAAGCTCATCTCTGAGAACTCTACCACTAAGGAAGAGAAGGAAGAGATAATTAGGAAGTTCGCTAACGAAGCTAAGACAATCGACGCTTCAAAGGCTCTTTACGAGTCAATCAGCAACGACCTCAAGAAAACAAAGAAAATGAACATCACTGAGGATAAGAACCTTTCAGTTGAGAGTTCAAAGAAGATCAACGAGACCCCAATTTACAAGTCACAGGACATCATGGAATCTCTCGATCTTATGCACAGAATGATGAAATAACGTATTTTTCGGAATTTGTGTATATTTATTAAAAAAATAACTAATAAAAAATAATTTCATTATATGAAGGAATTTCTATCTAGTGGCGTAGTTGGTAACATTGAGTACAACGCCCAGAAACAGATACGTGAGAGCATTCAGAACCGTTGGGATCAGCTCGGTTTTACCGAAGGCCTTCCAGCAGGTATCAAGGAGAATGTTGCTACGTTGTATGAGAACGAGGCTAAGCACTTGATCTACGAGGCTACAGCTTCTGACAATAGTGGTTCATTCGAGACTGTTGTATTCCCTATCATCCGTAGGGTATTTAGCAGACTTCTCGCTAATGACATCGTATCAGTACAGGCTATGAACCTTCCTGTTGGTAAGTTGTTCTTCATCCTCCCTGTTACTTCAGAGAGAGAGTGGGAACTCCCAGCAGATGCAACTGGTGACACTGAGCCTGGCGATATCGTAGACGGTACTACTGGTCGTCACCTTGGACTTATGGGTTATGACAGAGTTAACCGTAATAAGGAAGGACGTGTTGAGCCACGTTACTACCTCCCAGACGAGACAATTAACGAGCTTCAGAATGCATGGTACATCCCAGTTCTTAGCGACGAGGATACCTATGACACATTCGAGGCTGCTAAGGAGGCTGCTAAGGAAGCAGGCCTCAACCCAACTGCAATCCGCAGAGTAGGTCCAGAGGTAACACAGTACTTCCAGAAGACTCTTTATGATCTCTTCTACAATGACTTCCTTTATGACAACTCAAAGGGTAAGGTAACTATCAAGGTTGGTAATGCAGTTCCTGTATTCTTGACCCCTGGTGGTGTTCGCCCATTCGGTGCTGACAACCTTAACAAGTACTTCAAGAGTGGATTCGATGGTACTGTACGTAACATCATCCTTGAGATCGATGGTTTCTCTTCATTCAACGCTTCTAAGTTGACTGGTCCTGACGGTAACGAAATGGACACTGAGGAATTCCTCGCATCTTTGAAGGTTATCACTCAGAAGGAACTTCCAGCTGCTAACGTTCCTGGTTCAGAGAGCGTTCAGACTGCTGCTTTCAGAAAGTTCGAGTCTGTTCCATTCAGAGTTGTTACTCAGAAGTATGGTAAGGGTATCGTAGAGTACGGTGCTGCTTGCGACGCTGAGGGTAAGATGTATATCGAGCTTGATCTCGCTAAGCCAGTTGTTCAGCAGGCTGGTACAATCGACGGATACGTTGGTGTTGACGCTGCTGCACTTGACGCTGCTATCTCTAGCGGTTCAACTGAGGAGACAAAGGAGAACCTTGCTAAGCTATTCAAGATCGCTTGGGCACAGTACGACTCACTTGAGCTTGAGACTGAGATCGGTGAGGTTAGCTTCAAGCTTGATTCAGTAACTGTATCAGTTGTAGAAAGAAAGCTTCGTGCTACCTGGTCTCCAGAGCTTGCACAGGACGTTTCTGCATTCCACAACATCGACGCAGAGGCTGAGTTGACAGCTATCCTTTCAGAGCAGATCGCTGCTGAAATTGACCGTGAGATTCTCCGTGACCTTAGAAAGGGAGCACCTTGGCAGGCACGTTGGGATGTCAATGGTTGGAGGAGAATGGCTGCATTCTCTACAAACTACACCCAGAAGGACTGGAACCAGGAGCTTATGACTAAGATCAACCAGATTTCTGCACAGATCCACAAGTCTACTCTTCGTGGTGGTGCTAACTTCATCGTTGTATCTTCTGAGATTTCTGCACTCTTCGACAACTTGGAGTTCTTCCACGTTTCAGACGCTAGCGCAGAGAGCGATCAGTACAACATGGGTATCGAGAAGATCGGTTCACTCAGTGGACGTTACACCGTTTACCGTGACCCATATTCTCCACACTGGTCAATCATCATTGGTCACAAGGGTAAGTCACTCCTTGACACTGGTTACATCTATGCACCATACGTTCCAATGCAGTTGACTCCTACAATGTACAACCCATTCAACTTCGCACCAGTAAAGGGTATCATGACCCGTTACGCTAAGAAGATGGTTAACAACCGTTACTACGGACACGTTCGTGTTGACGGTCTTGTACACTGGTCAATCAACGAGTTCAGATAAGCCGAACAGGTTTAAACTCAATATTAAACCCTGGACACTAGGTGTCTGGGGTTTTTTTATTTGCCTCTTGATATTTATAAGAAAAAAGTTATATTTTATTATGAACGAAAGACAACAAAAACTGTATAATTATCTCCTAAAAAATAAACTTGGTACTTTCAACAGTATTGCCAATAGCAGGTGGACTGATGATATGCGTCATATGAATATGGAAGATGAGGTCAGACAGGCTGGAAGGTACATTGACGATGTTGCTAGTGAAGGAATACGTGAAATGTGGAGGAAAGGTATTGATAACGACGTTGCCGGACTTACAAGGAAAGAGATAAGGAAGGTTGCTGAGGCTGTGTATTTTTTCGCACTCAAGAAGAAACAGGAACGTATGGGTGACAGGAGAAGTATTGAAGACATTATGAAAAGATACAACGAAAATAAAAATCATATAAATATAGACAAAATAATTACAGAAGCAATAGATAGAATATGCAATACTTCTATATAAAACAAGGTAGTACACTACCAACACTGAGGATGGAACTTATTGAGGATGGCCGTCATGACTTCAACAAGTTCCACGAATGTATCCAGGGTGCTGACATCACGTTCACAATGACAAACATTGATTCCAACGTCGTCAAGGTAGCTAAGAATAAGGCATATATAAAGTTACGTGAGAACGACGACTGTACAGAACAGTATGTCATTTGCTACGACTGGAAAGAGCGTGACACAAAGGAAGCTGGAAGCTTCAAGGGAGTGTTCGAGATTACCTTCAACGGTAATATCAAGAATGACTCGTATACATACCCAAGTGGCATCTTGAACATGCCGATAAGGGAAGAGCTTATGATCACAATTTTACCTAAATAATATAATTAATTAGTAGTGTTATGAGAGTAGAACCAATTTTCAAACCAGGCGATTATATTATCAACAGGCATAGCGGAGATATGGCAATAGTTGATAACATAACACCAAAGAACTATTACCGTTTCAAGGCATACTGGGGACATATGTTCAAGGAACTGAAGGATGTGAAAGATAAGAATTATGAGCTTCAAGTGAACTATCAAAAGTTCTATGACTTATGTACTGACGAGGAAAAGAAAAGACTTGATGAAATTATAGAGAAAGGATAGCGGCTGCTATCCTTTTTTTATGTCTTTTTTGGTTTGGAAAATGTATTTATAGTAAATTACGTAATTAAAATATTTAAAGAATTATGGCTAAAAAGCAATTTATAAGACATTTGGAGTTCTATGGTTTCCCAGACCAGAACGGATACTCTAGTGAGATTAATGGTGTTGACTTGTCAGACATCCGTGAGAAGAATAAGGAACAGGACGAGGAAATCCAGGATCTTGAGGGTGAGAAGGCTGACAAGAAAGACCTTGTTGCACTTAGTGGAACTGTCGAAAACTTCATCACACGCCAGTCAGAGATCAACCAGGAGTTCGCTGATGCAATCAGTGGTATGTCCGGAGACATCGAGGAACTGAAGGCTATTGACACTGAGTTCGCTGAGCAGCTCAGTGCAATCACTAGTGGTGTCGATGAGGCAATGGACGCTATTGAAATCCTCGGTGACAGGATTGAGGACGTTGAGGATAGTGTAAGTGGACTTAGCGGTGCTATCGAATCAATAACAGAGGATTATGCGAAGAAGGAAGACGTTTATTCCAAGGAGGAAATCGATGAGATGATCTCTAGCGGCTTCAGTGGTTACGCAACCCAGGAGTGGGTAGAGGAACAGGGATATATCACTGAGGAAGAGGCTGATGCTAAATACGCTAAGATTGAGGATTTGGAGGCACTTTCCGGTGCTGTTGAGAGTGCTGCAACGGATATCGATGACAGACTTGAGGAGATAAACGACTCAATAGATGATGTAAACGATAAGGCTGATAATCTTGCGGAAGACCTCAGCACATTCAGTGAGGATGTTGCAAGTGCTTTCTCTGAGGTTAACGACGCTATAGACGAAATAAACGATAAAATAAGTGGTATTACCGACGATATTACAGACCTTGTTGAGGTCGTAAGCGGCAATACAGAAGCAATCGAGAATCTTAATGAAGCAGTAAGTGCAAATACTGAGGCTATTGAGGAACTTGATGATAAGATTGACGACGCTGTAAGCGCACTGACTGAGGATATCCAGGAAGTGAAGGATGAACTTGGCAACAAGGCAAATGTATCAGACCTTGAGGATCTCCACACCGAAATGATAAATGGTCTTGAGAACCTTGAGAACAAGAAGGCTGAGAAGGAAGACCTTAATTTCGTAAGCGGTGCTGTTGACGCAGTTGACGCTAAGATAGACGCTGAGATTGCAAGATCAACAAGTGCTGACACTGCAATGCAGAACAAGATTGATGAACTTGATGCTGAGGTACAGGAGGCTGTTGAGACTGTTGAATCTTATGGTGATAGAATAGATCAAATCGAGAGTGGTCTCGCACAGGAGATAATCGACAGACAGAATGGTGACACAGCACTCATCGGAACAAGTGGTGACAGCGACAGCGCAGACACCATCTGGGGTGCTAAGAACCTTGCTGATATGTATAAGGGACAGGCAATTGCATCTGCAAAGACATACACAGATGACAAGTTCGCTGAGTTCGATGGCGAACTACAGAACCTTGAGGGCAGGATAGAACAGCAGATGTCACAGTTCGCAACAGAGGAGTTTGTTATCTCTGCTTGCAATGATACTGAGGCAGAGCTGAGAGGTGAACTTGGTACAGCACTTAACAATGAGATCGAAAGGGCTGAAAGAGCTGAGACCAATATGGAGGTTGAAATACAGGCTTTATCAGCACAGGTTGTTACAAACATTGGTAAAATCTCAGATAACGCATCAAGAATTAATGCCCTCACAAGATGGGAAGGAACTAACCCAGAGGAATATGATTCTTGGGCTTCATCACACCCAGATGCAAACGGTATTGTAGATGTTCTTCATAGGGAAGTTCACTCTTTGACACCACAGGGATTCGATGAGTTAAAGGCTCAAGTTAGTGCCAATACTGCTGATATAGCTACCAACGCAGCCAATATAGCAGCAAATACAGCAAATATCGAAGCTAACACGGAGGCAATTGCAACAAAGGCTTCTACTGAGTATGTTAATTCAGAAATTGAGAGGGTTGAGGAAGAGATACCTTCAGTTGAAAATCTTGCAACAAAGGATGAAGTAACTGAGGCTCTTGCAACAAAGGCTGATGCTGAAACAGTTTACACAAAGGAAGAGGTTGATGAGTTGCTTGCAGCAAAGAACGCAGAGATAGAGGAGATCAAGGCAGCATACAACAATTTGAAGAATATGGTGCTAGACCTCTACTACACTACCACTTATTCTATTCCAGCAGACAGTACATTGGACTCTATGCTAAAGAATAATAGTGGAGAGGCTAAGCTGACTGAGGATATCACCACAGGTACTATTGCTGCTGGTAAAACCGCAAAGAACATTGTTAAGTTGAATCTCGGCGGTAAGACAGTGACCTTCACTGGTGCTACAACGAACAATCCAGCTATGATGTTCAGATATAAGCAGCAGGTTAACATTTGTGGCAGTGGTACAATAGATGCTGGCGGGCGTATCGCAGTTGAGGCTGACGGCACTGATTGCGAAATCACACTTAGCGGAACAATCTTTGGAAAGCCAACATACATTACTGACAGAAGCGGCGGTGAGTTGATTTACTGTTACCTTGGAACTATCAACATCACAGATGGTATATTCAAGAACACAGGTGAAGATAAGTCATTTATGCTGAACTGCTACGATGCTAACTACAAAAATGGTACTGCTAAGATAGTTGTTACTGGTGGTAAGTTCTATGACTTCAACCCAGCAGATAATACAGCAGAAGGCCCTGGAACTTCATTTGTACCAGCAGGATATCACGTTGAGACATCAACAGATGGAGATAGTACAGTCTATACTGTAAAGAAAGACTAATACATAAAAAAAAGGAGGTAGATTATAATCTACCTCTTTTTTTGTTAGTTAAGCATTAATATATTCTTCATCGCAAGCTTGTTGTCAACCTCTTTCAGAGTTTCCCCAAATCTGAAGAATATCCTTCCGTCGTCCGGGTACTCGTCATATTCGTCAACGTTTTCCCAGGCAAGGGCAATGATACCATCGGTGCAATCCTGGAAACCGAAACAGCAGTTATCCTGGATAAGATCCAGCTTGATCTTCATCTTAACAGTATGTATTTCGGTTATATACTCATCCTTCGGCGTAAGGTTGTTAACAAGACAGCAAGGCTTCTGTTCAAAGTCTTCACCCCAGAATTCATCTATGTTATTGGTGAAGATAAACTCATACCTGTAATATCCGTCTGACTCCTCGCCGATGAGCCGGATAAAGCCAAGTCTCACATCTTCCTCTTCTTCAAAGAACATTTCTTCGTCATTGTATTCCATTGGTAAAATATTTTAACATATTATTAACAACTTGCCCTACCGCAGCCATAAACTATAGGGTGTTTTCTCCTATATTTATCTTCCTTTATCTGTTTTTTGTACAATTTTATCTCTTCCTTCCACCTCTTCTTGAGACTTCTCTTAAGCATAAAGATATTCCACCAGCCTTTGATGTTAAAGATGAACTTGAGTTTTATCTTGAGTTTCTGCCATTTGGTTAAAACACCATATTCATCACAGGATACATATGCTTTCTCACGTGCAATACCATAGCTAGCCCTAGTCAATACCTGGATAATCCTTTTCTCCTCCTCAAGTCTAGACATAGGTCTTGGAGGGGTGCTACCATAAAATTCTTCTTTTGCACCCCTTTGGAGAAGTTCACTTCGCACTTTCTCTTGCTGTTCAAGCCAAGCATTGTTCTGGCGTTCCTTTGATTCCCTACGGCATGTTGCATCTCTGAACATAGACTTAAGCCCCTCGTAGTCACTTGGGAGAGAGTCAATCTCCCAGTAACTGAGGTGACCATTTATGCCGTTGTTGTATATTGTTTTGTCTATTGCCATAATTGGTTATTTTAATTCACTTAGTGGGCGTATCGTTTTTACAGCCTCCGGGTTTATTGATGTTGTCTTTACTTCCTTTATAGGCCATAGTTCCTTGCATACAGAAGGTTTTGCTTCTTCTACTGGAATACAAGTTCCCGGAGCAACCTTTGGAATATCAGCCCAAATCTTGTCATCAAGTTCCTTTTTCTTTTCTTTGTAGAAATTGTAGTTTTCAACAAGTTTCTCAAATTCATCATCCTTTGTTGCATCTCCCTCACTCATTCTGAGTTTTTCCAGTATTTTTTGCTCAATTGTATCCATATTTCTCTGGCACTTTGCTGAATCGTCAGCAAGTTCTGAATCACGCAGTGGTGATTCAATTTCCTCACGGATGAATTTGTCAATATAGCTAATACTATGACGTTTCAAAAATTCATCAAGTTTTCCTTCCCTGTCCATCTTGATAATCTCTTGCGCCACCTTTAGACTCTCGTCTGAACATTTGTCTTCAGAACGCTTTGGGTTTTCTATGTATATATCATCATTCTCTGGGAAACCATCTACAATCTCCTTTCCAATCTTGAATCTTTTCCTTGCAGCGTTTACCTCATTCATAAACTCTGATTTTTTGACAGCCTCAATCATTTCACTATCTGTCAATTTCTTCTTTTTGCTATTGGGGTCGTGGTTTCTAAGTATTTCATCAATTTCACCGTTTTTATCCATCTCGATGAGCTTCTTTGCGCCATCTATCTGATTAACGGTTGGATACAATAAGGAGTCTTCATTTACAGCCGCATTTGGTTCTCCACATTCCTTTGAATCTATTATTTCAACATAGTTTATCTCACCATCATTGAGGGTGTATTCTATGGTTTTACCATCTTCCAACTGATAGACAATCTTCTTGATTCTCTTATCATCCAAATTTAAACTTAAGTTCATAGCTTTACTTGTTTTTTTCGCTAACAATTATATTGTCAATTATTTCTTGTTTTCCTCGAACCTTGTCGAACATTTCTTTATAAAAAGTATCCAAAAAGACTTGATAGTAAATAGTTACGTCGTTTTTTTGATTCAATCTGTGTATTCTGTCCTCTGCCTGGAGGTTATCACCACTTACCCAACTGAAACTGTTGAATATTGCAACCCTACTTGCAACAAGCGTAAGACCTACTCCGGCACTCTGTATGTTACCTATGAACACCTTAACGTTAGGATCGTTCTGGAATGCCTCTACGGACTTATCCTTCCTCTTTGCAAGCATCTTACCATTATGCACTACACAGATGTCCTTGAACGCTTCCTTTATGGTGTTAAGTTCCTCGTCGAATGAACAGAATATAACCACCTTATGACCAAGATCGATACACTTCTGGGCAAGGTCAATGGTCTTGCTTGTCATATTGTTTGCAAGCCATTGTCTCATCATAATACCCTCTGTAATCTTCCTGTATCTCTCAAGGTCAACTGGGTCTTTCTCGTTCTGTGCCTCGACGTATTCATCCCATACCTTCGCATAACTCTTTCTCTCTTCCGGAGTGAGTTTATAGTTTAGGATCTTCACAGTCTTTTTCTTCAACTCAAGGTCATTCTTATCCCTCCTTAGGTAGTAAGGCTTGATAACCTCCTGCAACTCATCTATGTGAGAAGCACCGTCGGTTTTCCATATCTTCTTGCAGTTCTTATCGTGTATCTCGTCAAGTTCCTTCTTCTCCTCATCGGTGAGGTCAAACCAACTCTCTTTCCCTTTTTTCTTACAGTACATGAAGGTGTATGCGTCACGTTCCTTCCTGTTGTAGAAGAACTTACCGTCACAGTATCTCACAACATACTTTTTCCAGTCACGAGACACAGGGGCATCGATCAACTTCAGAAGGTTATAGAAGTTGATAGGTCTGTTGGTGATAGGTGTGCCGGACAACTCGTATATTCCGCTAGGGTTTGATCTCTTAACCAAGTCAGACATGATTTTGAAGAAGCCACTGGTTGTGTTTGACAACCTATGAGCCTCGTCTATGATGAACAGGTCGAATCTTGACTGGTAGAGCTGGCTGTTCTCCATTGCCTCCTGTATGACAGCAGACTTCTTGGAAACCTTCTCTTTCTCTTTCGTTACCTTTGTCACCTTACCATCTTGTAGTTCAAGACTGGTACTCTTCACAGTCTCCGTAGGTATCTCATAGAAGTTCTTGAGAATATCGTAGTTGATAATGGTGAACCTGTTCTCTTTCCATTTGCTACCCTCCACTATTGTTATGTCGTCTTCATCGACGTATCTCATAAGTTCCTTCTTCCAAGTAATCTTCACAGAAGCAGGGCAGATGATGAGTACTTTCTGGTATTTGTCCTCAAGTGCTGCCACTATTGCAGAGGTGGTCTTACCAAATCCCATAACGTCGGCGAGAATAGCCTTCTTTTTGGTTGTGAGGAACTTTACCGCCTCTTCCTGGTGAGGATAAAGGCAACGTCCAGAACACTCGTTATAGACGTTAAAATCTATTAATTTGTCCTGCCAAGGTTCTGACAAGAAATCAGTGAGTATTGCGTCCTTTGGAACGAATACCTCCATAGCCTTCTCCTGTGACCTTCTATATATGCAGAAGAAGTGGTATATATAGTCCGTCTCCCCCAAAAACCATGTTATTTTTAGTTTCTGTGGGATGAAGTCAAGCAGCAGGTCATTTTGTAGTTTCTCGCCGTACCAGTCTGCTATCTTCACTATCTTATTGATCTGTTTAGGTTCTCTGTCGTAGTTGTGGAGTATGTAGTCTATCTCAGAGTCTTTAAGTCCCCTTGTCTTGTAGGCATAGACAGTGTTCTTGAGGGTGATAATGTATGAATTCTCACCGGAATACTCCTTCAGAGCCTTATAAGCCTTGTCAATATTTGCTAATGATATTGCCATTTGTTATATTTTATATTGCAATATAAAATATAACAAAATTATTAAAAAAATCAAGGGTTTTAAGGAAGTTTTTTTACTTATTAATGAAATATTTATATTTATAAAGAAATTTGTATATGAAACAGATAATTAGATTGACAGAGAGTGATCTTCACAGAGTTGTGAAGGAATCTGTAAAGAGAATATTGGGAGAATTAAAAAACGACATTCTTGTTGATCCGGCAGATCAAATTCCTACCGAACAAGCAGAACAAGAGTCAAGTATAATGTGTACGTTCTTATTTAATGAAAAACGTTTGGTATTTGCTCCTTCGGCACAAGTTATACCAGATGATATGCCGGACGATGAATGGTGTTCAATAATCATCACTCCGGTACTTGGTAATGACAGCGAAGGATTCTATGTGGATGATTTGATTTGGGATTTTGACGAGGTTAATCCTAATCTGGCTAATAACCCACATTTACAGAAGATGGTTGATAATGCTATAGAAGAAAATCGTAACGAAATAATTCAGAAAATAATGGAAAATTCTAGATACTTTTAAAAACGTATGAAGCAGATAATTAGATTGACAGAAAGCGATCTTCACAGACTAGTGAAAGAGTCTGTAAAGAGAATAATAAAAGAATGGGATAGTCCGTTAGACAAGGTTAGAAATAACAAACCTAAGCCTGTTGGACAAATTCGTAATTTTGACCCTAACAGAAGTTACACAAGGCTTAATGGAATGTATGTAGATAACCAAAGAGTGATCCAAATCGCAAAAAAGAAACTATTAAGTATCATTTCAAAACCATTTGAAGTATCAGTAAATAATTGCGGCAAAAATGACTATGCCTATTTCTACGGCAAAACACTAGATGGGTGGGAGTTTGAGGCTGATGATATACCTGTTGATTTGGTAATTGATAGTTACTCATATTATAGTCCAGCAACACATTGGGACCCAGAGGAATGGGGAGATACCGAAGGCGGTGTCGAAGGTATTGACGAACCAGGATATATTGAATTCTGTCCTCCTGGTGGTACTCACGAAGAATGGCAAAGAATACAGCTTGACAATCAAATAAGAGACTTATTCGTAAAGAATGCTGAACCAAATGAAGATAGTGTTGGTAATGCACTATCTGATAAGGAAGCATACGAGCGTGATATGGAAGCTGGAAGGCGTGATGATTATTATGATATGCTAAGGGATGAGCGTTAAAATATTAATGAGTGAATCGACGAGGTTCACTCATTTTTATTGTCAACTATCTGATATTTATAGGAAATAATAGTGTTTATAATGGCAGAGATAACATTCAGCGGAAGCAAGACTAGAAGAGTACCTATCAACAGGAACTCCCTGTTCTATGACAAGGACTCTTTCAACGTCGAAATGGAAATAGGTAAGAACTATATAGAGCAGGATATGGGACAGGCTGTTGTTCTGTACCAGGTAGATGCTTCAAAGACACAGGCAGACGCTGTGTACGGCGAAACAACTCCTGGATCTGTCACATATAAGACACCTGTGGAAATACCTTGTGTCTATAAGGTAGAAGCACCAGAACTGAAGTCTTATGACAAGGACAAACAGTTAGGTACTTACAATAAGATAGGTAAACTGACATTCAGTTACTACAAGGAGACTGTTGATGAACTTGGTGTTACGATCAAGAAGGGTGATTACGTCGGTGTGCAGATTACACCAGAGCTTATGCTCTACTATGTAATCAATAACGTCAACCCTAACTATGATAATGCACATACATTATGGGGGACTATCCCACTTTATTATACAGCAACATGTTCGGCTGTTGACTCATCAGAATTTAAGGCATAATACAATATGAAAAGAATAGTAAGATTAACAGAATCTGATTTACACAGGGTTGTGAATGAATCAGTTAAAAGTGTTTTAGTGAATGAAGGCTTGTTTGATAAACTATTTGGAAAGAAGAAAGAACCTCCAAGAATGCCAGTTAGAAAGAATCCTATGGATGATATTATAAAAGCAAGAACTAATCCAGATGGCACGATAGCAAAGAGTACTGACCCGTTGGATGAAAGAATATGCGTGAATGGTACAATGAATGGTATGGGTGATACAACTTATTTCGGCAAAAAAGGTTCTCTCCCTTGGTATTATCAGACATACCCAAATGTAAATGGTCGTCAAGGATTAAATCACGAAATTAAACAGAAAAATGGTGGTAGGTTCTCACAGATACAGTATTTTAAGCCTATCTGGAGTAGAGGTGGTGGTATGACAATCACATTCTGGAAGGTGCTTAACAGTCAAGAGTTACAAAGAGTTGCACAAATTATTAACAGCGAAACATTTGAGAATGGTATAGGACCATTTGTACAGAAAATCGACTCAGTTTTAATGAAATAATATTTAGCTATGGTATACAAGACATACATAAGCAAATTCAATACAATTATATCCGGAAGCAAACTCAATACGGGACTCAATCCTATTGCTGAGCTTGTTTACGGACATGATACCATTGTGTCAAGGATATTGATGTACTTCGATCACAACAAGGTAAAGGAGCAGATCAGTAACGGTAATATGCCGGATATTGGCAAAATGAAACACACTCTTCATATTACCAATGCTGGGTCAATAGACTTTACACAACTTCACCAGAAGGAGACAAGTTCAATAAATGATAATACCAAAATCCGTGCCACATCATTCGATATTATATTCTTCCTCATTCCAAAGCCTTGGGACAGGGGAAAGGGCTTCGACTACAGCAGGAATTATCTTAACATTGACTTCTACTCAAAGAACGTGGTAGACCCTACCAGACTATATTCTGAGGACGGCTCTAACTGGTTCAAGAGAATGAACGGAATTGACTGGGAAGAGCCAGGAATATATTCAAATGACAAACTCTCTGAGGAGTATGACAAGTTCTCTGCCGGGGAGGAATCAATAATCATTGGAAGACAGCACTTCGACGTTGGTAATGAGAATATTAATCTTGACATCACCGACGTATTCAACAAGTTCCTGTATGGTGACTTGGATAACTATGGTATCGGTATGGCTTTCTCTCCAATGCTTGAGGTCAGCGACAGTGAATATGAGAACTACGTTGGATGGTTGACAGACAAAACTAACACCTTCTTCGAGCCATTCGTTGAAACTAGATATGAAGACCAAGTTTCAGATGACAGGTCTAACTTTGTTCTTGGAAAAAGGAACAGACTGTACCTGTACTGTACTATAGGTGATCACCTTGAAGATCTTTCACTAAATCCTACCGTCACTATAAGGAACGGAGAAGGTGAGATTATAAGGGATGCTACAGGAAGGGAAATGACATGGATAATGTCGAAGAGACAGGCTAAGGGTATATACTATATCGATTTAAAGCTCTCTAGAGGCGATTTCGAGCCTAATACGATGCTTTATGACACCTGGACCAATATCCAGTACCAGGGAACAGTTTTGGACGACGTAGAGCTTGATTTCGTAATCAAGGAGTCAGCCAACTATTTCAACATCGGAAACTCAATATCAACCAACGATGTCACATTCAGTCCTACTACTGCTGGAATAAAGGAGAAGGAACAGATTAAAAGGGGTGACATTAGAAAACTGGTTATACAGGCAAAGCCAAGTTATACCAACAATACTGCACAACTTGTGGATTCAATGGATCTGAGGCTGTATGTGAAGGATGGTACAAGGGAGATTGACGTAATCGAATGGGATAGGGTCAATAAGGCGTTTCTTGAGAACTTCTATATGATTGACACCAATATCCTTATACCTCAGAGATATTTCGTTGACATAAGGATTAAGTATGGGATGAACTCAATAATTCACCACGACGTACTTCAATTCGATATCGTGGATGACTTAAACAACAAATATGCATAATGAGGAAGATAGACAGGATCATAAGGGAAAGCATTGACAAGGTTATAACTGAAGGATATTCTGGTAAGTACGCTGAAGATTGGATTAATAAAGAATTAATTCCAAAAATAGGCAGATGGCTCAAGAAGGCTAAGACCAACAAACCAGATGCGGATAGAAGCTTTTCGTCTTTTGCCTATACTAACGGGTTTTGGTTTGACAAAAAATGTTCGATGACTATGCGAGGGAGGAATACCTATACTGTGATGGTGAAATTTCATTATTTTCCTAATAAAATTTTAGGCAATGGAGGAGTAGGCGGCGTAACCTACACTCCGCAAGACTTAAATGACAAAAATATAGAGATTATATTTAATGTTAATAAAAATGCTGAATTGCCATCTATATACAGGGCATTAGAGCACGAACTTACACACGTAGTAGATTTTATAATTGGCAGGAAAAAAGGAAATAGCGGATATTTTGGTTACAGTCACCAAATAGAAGGAGACAATAGTCTCCCAGATTGCATAGTGTGGCCAATATACTTTTTATGGGATACGAGTGAATTCAACGCTTGGCAAACTAACGTTAATTATGACACGGATTTGTTTAACCAACATTTCGAGCAGATTATGAAATATTTGAATAAGGCTAATGAGATAAATGATGAAGAAACTTGGAATAACGTAAAAAATTATTTAGTAGGAAAAATTGGTTCAAGGATAGAGAGTAAAACACCTGCTGGAGTTAAGAAATACTTTATTGATACGTCATTAAAATTATTGGACAAGTTTACCAAAAAAGTTAGGTTATGAGGAAGAAGGTAAAATATAAAGGCTAGGTGACCCCTAGCCTCTTTTTATTTTATATCCCAATTTTTCCAATTCATCAAACAAATCAAGATAAGTAGAATGGTTGTGCGTAACTACCTTATTGGCTTTTTTTGATACACCGACTATTTCTGTATAAGTTCTCCTATACTTAGGATAGCATAACCCACCGTTAATAACACGTTCAGTTGTGCTATACCACTCATAATGACGTTCTTCTATTGTTATTTCATCATTATACTTATACTTGTTTACGTGGAATATCTCTGCCATTTTTACAAATAATACAGGTTACTGTAATTGAATAATTCGAGCCTATTTGGATTCTGGATGTAATGCTCCATTGCCTCCGGTACTTCACTGAGTGGATATTTGTTTATGCAGTCGTACAGAGCCTCGGCGAAGTCCTGGTTGTACATCTGAATCTCCGGGGCAGTGAACTCGTACATACCGCAATCCTGGGCTTCCTCAAGCTCAGATATAATCATACCGCTGAACAGCCCGTGAAGGTGATACTTACGTGCAAAGTCAACGGCGTAGCACCAGATCCCGATACATAATTTCTTCCTCAGCAACTGCACGTGAGAGGAATTGATGATGAGCCTACCGAACTGGTTAATTCCATTAGGGTAGTTCTTGTTCTTCTGAGGGGCGAACAAACCCATCGGGCATCCGTGACCAAGCATAAACAATATCCGGTCATCGTCGGCGGCAAGAGCCTCCTTGATGACCTTGTTGTTGTTCTCCTCCGTGAGGAGCAACTGGTCACCATTGCCACTGTATAGTCTCTTCAAGAACCTCGTAGAGTGGTCATTCGGGTGTATTACTATTGCGTCGTTTGGATTCATTTTCTAATCTCCTTTTTCATGTCGCTGAATTTCACTTTCTCACAGGGAGTCCATTTAACATCACCGATTTTTCTAACAATGCTCTTCTTCACCACATCGTTTATCAGTTGTGGGTCAGTATCAATCTCTGGATAAGTGGTAGCACCACTATCAATTCTAATTCCATTGAACGGCATAAGCATGCCTAAGATAACACTTTTCATAATCCATCATAATCGTTACTTAAACACTTGTGGTAATTTGTAGTCTCATACTCGAAGCACATGATGCCACTTTTCAAAGTCACCGAAAGATACAGGATGACTGCTGCGAGTATTATGTATATGATAATCAGCTTCTTCATGGTGCAAAGGTAAGAAAAAAAATCGAGACTACCAAATGTAGCCTCGATTTTTAACTTTTATTACCACTTGATGTTGTTCATCTTTTCAATGGTCTGCATCAGCATATTCAACCCTACTGTCTGCATTGGGTCAGAGCCATTGCCGTTTCCACCATTGACCATAATCTTCGGGACCCACTCAGTGTTGGAGTTAGCAAGCTCGTGGGCAATACCAATCATAGTCTCCTTCTTCATCTGTAAGAGCTGCTCTGGAGTTGCACCTGCGGATACAAGAGCACGGTTTGCAGCAGCCTTAGCCTCACCCTCGGCACGTACCTTGCGGGCGACTTCCTCAGCCTTAGCAGCAGCAAGTTTTGCCACTTCATATTCCTGTTGAGCCTTGGTCACCTCCACTGCCTTAACTTTCTCCTGCTCCCACTTTGCCTTCTCTGCATCAGCCTTACCCTGCTCTGTAATCAGCACGGTCTTCTGGATAGCCTCAAGAGATTTGGTCTTTGCGGTCACGACGGCAAGGTTAGCCTGTTTCTGGGCATCGATCTGATCCTGTGTTGCCTTATCGTACTTAATGTCGGTGATTGATACGAGGTTACAAGTAATACCATACTGCTGGAAAGGTGATTTCTCCTGTCGCATATAATTACCATTGCGATCAACTAGGATTTCTGCCTTTGCTACCGTCTCTGTGTCTCCGGTCAGTTCATTTGTGGTCTTAACCTTGATAATCTTGGTTTTGAACACGCCCTCGTTCAGCTGATCGGTAATATATTGGATAAGGTCTGTACGTGTCTCAGATACTGACTCCAGAGAGGACATAAGCGGACCGCACGATGTGACAACCTTGTAAAGCGTAGGCTTGATAAGTGTACTGATAAGAGCCTCCTCTCCACCGAAGTCCTGTTGAATCTTTGCCATATGAGCAAAGTCACGGGGCAATACCACACGTAGTGAACCGATGATGAATCCACGACCACGATCATTGAACGTCACTGCTGCGCCTGGATTAGGTCCTGCGGCAATATAGCCATCTTTATTCTTCTCCACGCCAGTGAACTCGACCTGGTTGGTCTTGTTATACTCATACACGTTGCCGAACAGCTGCCATTGAGCACCGCCCTCAGTCCATACTCCGTATTTACCACTGACAGGATACTGACACACATAGTTCTTTGACTTGTCACAGTCCTCCGCAAGACCTCCGATGACGAACATCAACACGAAGAACGAAATGATTCCCACAATGCCGAAGAGCACCTTCTTAGATACGTTGATCGGCGAATTCTGAATTTCTCTCATTTTACTTACTTTTTTTATTTGTTAATAACTCTGTTTACTTGGTCTGTGAACCGGGTTTAGTGTGAATGTGACCACTTTCCTTGTTAGAACCACCATAGGACTCCCAGTACTTGATTCGGGCATCCCTCTTTGCAAGCTTTTTCTTGTACTTCATATCTTTTCTCTGTTTAATAAATGTTTCCAACTACTGGTTCAAGAGCAGAAACGGTATCGGCTGTGACAGCCTCTCTGTCAACGATCTTAATCCAACCATAGCCGCAGTCACCGCCTTCGATGTCGATACTACCGTCCTTGTGCTTTGTGACATACTCCTTTTCCCACTCCTTCTTTGCGGCCTTTGGGTCATCCTCTAAGGAGAAGTCATAGTCCTCAACAAGTTTCTTGTAAATCTTGCTGACCACTTTCTTTGCAACATCCTTGCTTTCGCAGGGGATTACTTCACTCTCAACTTGATAGTCGTCGCTATCAAAGAACATACTTTCTACTACAATCATTTTACTTTGTTTTTAAATTGTTATTAATGTTAACTGTTCATGCAAAAAAATAGTAGAAAGGAATAAGAACCTTAGGAAATGATACCTCCTCCTTTGAGAACTTAATGAATCCCCAGCACTGCAATACAAGCAGCACATAATAGATTACGGCGACAACGACAAAGATTGCGCCAAGAAAAATCACATACTTCATACCTTTTTATATTTTTCTATTGTTTTGTTATCGTCCTCTTGTTTTGGGAAAATCTCGTCCAGAGACTTCTCTTTCTTCTCCTTGTACGATGTGTACGTCTTCTTTATGCTCATACCGACATAGAATGGTATGTACAGTATGCCAAGTACGACGGCAATCCCCAATATGAACTGCCAGAAGAAAACAATCGTCACT